AGATACTAGCTAGAAAGCGTTGCCGAACCTCTATATATACCTAGCTATTAGTTTCTATCTATACAAATAAAATAATAACTATACTAGTAGTACTATAGGTCGTGCCTCACGCCTGTGTCGCCTCTATAGTATAGAGACTCGCCTCGCCCTAGCCTAGTTACTAGTACTAGTAACTAGTTAATACTACTACTAGTAGTTAGTACTAGCTAGTACTACTAGTAATAATAAAAAATTTGATTTGCCTAGCTAGTAGCTAGCTAGCTAGTGTACAACTATACTACTAAATGTAATCTTTTCCCTACCCACCCTACTAGACTACTACCCATTAACTATGGAATGGACTCTAACTAATAATAAAACTAACTAACTAGCTAGCTAGTAACTAGTAATAAAGATAAAAAAATTCTCCTTCATGAGTGTACAGGTGACAGGCTGGGCGTGATTTGCTGGCATAACTCGATTTTGCCTATAGTACTACTATAGATCAAACACTTATATGAGTATGATTTTCTATTACTAACTAGGTGAAAACGTAAAACAAACATGACACAATCAGAAGCACTTTCTAAAGTTGACGATTTGAGAGTCTGTATTATAGACTTAGAATCCGACAACCTAGAAAACTTGAAAGCGTTAAAACTGGCTACAGGCTCAAAAGCCTCGGCTGTTTCTGCTAGCAATGTGAAGATTTCAGGCAATCTTAGCAAAGCTTCAGCAAACGCAATCATTGAAATGGCATATGATGCAGGAGCTTTAAGCGATGACGTTAAGATAGGCAAACACCCAAAAACTACAGGCGTAGAAAAGGAAGGTTTAGCAAAATTCTTAACCATGCTTTTCAGTACTGCAGGCAGAACAGGTGAATTTAAAGCCTTTAACTCTGCAATCATAATCCCAGCCAATTAAGGAAAGTGTAAAAAGAAGGTAACTGGACACCGAACCAGAGAAGAAAGAAAATTTTTTCTTTTTTTATTTTTTTGTCCACCAACAATCAAACCAAAATCCAGCGTCTTAGGTGCGTATATAGAAAACCAGTATTTTCAAAACCCTTATATATACAGATTAGGGGGCTAAATACAAACGGTGGGGGAACAATCAGTTCCTAATCACGAATAAGAATAGGATCTCTAAGTTCAAATGCCTTTATTACATAGTTATCCCATTTATAAACCAAGTTACCTCTGCTAGTACCTGCCTTGCAAAACTCGGCATTACGGAAAAAATCATCCTTAGAAATATAACCCATTATGTAAGCATCAGTCATGTCTTTGTTAATATTTACAAACCAATACTGATCGCATTTTTGCTTCTTACTATATCCAAATATGGTACAGTCGTAAAACGGTTTGGGGGGATTATTTACTAATTTGGTTTTAACTTCTATTCTAATACCCTTATAGTTAATGTCATAATCATACATCTCTTGAAATGATTTATAAACGTGTGGCGTGGTTTTCAGGTAGTCACCAATAATAATCTCACCAACAGCACCAGTTAGGTACGCCCTCTCGCCAATCTTGTTTTGCTTGAACTTTAGTGTCGGATTGGAAATTTTCTTCGCCCTTTCAATTTGGTCATTAGAAATTGGTAATTTTAACATTACCTATTGTCAGCCCCACGCAAGTTATAAACGTTTATATAAACCATAAGATGACCTAACTGATGAAACGGAAAGACAGCAGGTTTCGTTCTTTTTGCGAAATAACATTTGACACCATTATAGCAGCAGCCATAGCCACCACACTTAACTACCTCATTCTTCCACATTATATAGAAACCATAGAGAGTGGCGAATTTTTAGGTATGCTGTCAATATCATTCTGGTATGTCTCAGCATCAATGATAAGAAAGTACTTTATAAGAAGATGGTTTGTAAACATGAAGACTACACCTTATCAGAAGGTGTCTGATTCTCTATACCATTTGAAACAAAAGTTCCCTGTACTCTAAAAAGACATCTTGCTAACTGTCTCTTTGAATGATCTCCTATTACACCACTACAGGCAACACATATAATCTTCGCTATTTGTTTACTTCCTAAATGCACCAATTATATCCTCATCTCCGAATGGGTTTTGTCTTACAGGTACTTCTAGATTCCTAAATTTAATTGTATTCATAACCTCATTATATTTTCTCTTGTTTTGGTTAAGTCTAGGCTTTATGGCTAGTCTGTTATTACAACACTTACATCTTGGAAGCCCCCACTCATCTTTTGGTATCCACCACTCACAGTTCCTACAATGCCAGTGAGTTAAAAATGGCATTTTCTTTGGTCTAGGTTTTTTAAGAGCTGTACAGATTTCTCTGCAAGAACCTGCTGCCATTATCGCTTACCGAAAAACTGTTCGCCAATTGTCTTAGTTGACATTTCCATATAATCTATAGTGTCCAGAATGATCTTCTGTATTACATCCTTGTGGGATTTTGGAATCCAATCCTCATGAAGTAATTCAATCAGGTCGTGAAGGAACGAAGTTCCACCCATTGGAACACTCATACCCACTTCTCCAAAGTACTTGTATCATATTGATTCTTTTCTGACTCTAGTTTCTGCTTTCCGAAGAAGTTAATCTTTGCGTCATTATATAAATAGAGTACAATCATTATAATTCCTGCTGGAAGAAATACTCCAAGCATTATAAATGACCAGACAAGATACCAGTTTACCATATCAACCACATGAATGTTTATCGTATTTATGATCGTGTAAATCTCTCTTGTTTCTAAACCCTTCCTCACATAAAGGACATTTCTGATGAAATCGAAAGTTAACCATTTTTAGCCATCTCAATCTTTCTAAAACTATGCTTAGTTATAAATGTATGCAAGTCTGCATCTTTTTTATTTTCAAATTTCATTCCACACTTATAACATCTGTATGTGAATTTCATATCCTTGATCATCTCACCATAGTTATGTATGGGCTCACCTATTTCACCATCTTTAATCTTAAATCCCTTCACCTCTTTCTTACTTTTCATACACCGTATCAGTCATGGTCTTATATAAATCTATCAATTAAAAAAATGTCTTCGAAATTTCGGCTGCCTTCGGCAGCCTTAAGCCAAATCTTTATCGTCATCGAGACGGTCTCTCTCCTCTCGAATCTTGTCTTCAGCGAGGAAATTGAGTTTCCAAAACGTACTACGATCTTTACTAGGGATCTTACTAGGATCTATCTTACCATATACATGAGTAAACCAATTTAGAATTGTATCATAATCACGTATCTCTAATTCCACCATATTTAAACCACGTTTTAGTGGTAATAAATATTTGCCCAGCTAGGTCGTCACTCTAGTCCTCCATTTAAGGTATGCAAACTCACACTACTAGGCATATAACAATATTTATAAGGTTATTTAATCTTTGTGTGATATGGTGTTAGGTATAACCGAAGCAAAAGAAGAGAAAAAGAGTTGCTCCTGCGTTAAAAATGAGGGTAGAAACCCATATTGTAAGACGCATGGAGATCAAAAAAACAGAACGTAAAAATAACATATTTTGACAAAGTTTATAAATCAGTGTATTGAGTGAATTATATGGGTTTTACTGATACGATAAAAGGTGCATTTGGTTTTAAGACCAAAGCATTCACAGAAACAACTTCTAGACCTAGTATAGCACAACCATACTTCTCAACAGATACTGGTGCTAAATTACCTATATTCCCATTCCCACTCATAATGATTTATGAGTTAGCAGATAATATAGACGCTATTAGAATACCTATTGAGACACTTAACAGAGAACTGTTTAAAAATGGATTTGAGGTTGTTGAAAGGTTTAAATACAGATGTTTGGAATGTGGTAAGCAGTTTGACTACAAACCAATTAAAGTTAAAGAAGGAGAAGAGACAAGTGAACTGACTACAAAAGCAGAGGATAACTTGCAATGTGATACTTGTAAAAGCACTGATATTGTAAGACCAGAACCAAGAAACAGAAAAATACTCGAAAAATTAATTAATGATCCAGTAAACGGAAACGGACAGACTATTGAAGACGTTGCAAGGATGTTAGAACGTGACTTGGAGATTGCAGACAATGCATACTTGCTTTTATTGAAAAATTACTGGTTAGATGATACTACAGGTAAAATTGATCATGAAAAGACCGAAATTAAAGAATGTTTAAGAATTGATCCACCTCAAGTCGCTATGATATGTGATTCAGACGGTAGAATCGGTTTTGACGACAAAAGAAACAAAGTTTGGGTTTGTCCACGCTTTGAACATAGAGATAAGCGATTATTAAGTCCAACTTGCGACAGATGTGGTGCAGAAGGCATAAAAGCAATAATAGAAGTCAATTCAGTTTACTCTTTGGGTATACCACAACCAAAACGTGTTATTTACGGTGAAGGTGAAGTTATTTGGAAGGCAGGTAAGTACAGACCAGCGTTAGTCTATGGATACTCGCCAATTTACGCAGTGTGGTCAAAAGCAATGTCTTTATCACACATGGATGAATATATTAGAAAGTATTTCGATAAAATGAGACCTCCAAGAGGTATGTTAGTAATTGCGTCTCGTAATTACGAAACATTTAGAAAATCATGGGATATGCTAGAACAGAAGGCACAGGAAGATCCATACATGATACACCCACTTTTGGTAGAACAAGAGAAGGGTGGTAAGAATTTAGCACAATGGTTGGACTTTACAGGCTCACTTAAGGAATTAGAGTTTATTGCAGTAAGACAGGAGTTAAGACA